TTTTATTTTTTATTTTTATGTTTACTAATTTTAGTACAAAGATGTTGACAATTTAATTGTTTTGTGTTATAATTAGTCCACTTTCAAAAGATGTTTAAGTCACCTAATGCCAAACCAAAATTCATTTGGAAAATCGAAATCAAAAATTGATTTGACAAATCGAATTTCAAATGGTATAATTGAAACCGAAATTTGAAATTGAAAATCGAAATTGAAATTGGAGGATGCTATGAGTAGAAGTTACAAGAAACATCCTTGGGCAACAGACAATAGAAACAAAAAATTTCACAAGAAGATTGCAAACAGAAGAGTTAGAAGATTCAATCGTGATATTGCAAATGGGAAAGCATACAGGAAACTGTATGAATCATGGGATATTTGCGATTGGAAATGGTTGTGTGAAAATCCACAAGAAGAAGAAGATTATAAAAGTTGGTATAAATATTTCAAAAGGAAATAGAAGCTAGTATTGACAAAATTGAAATCGTGTGGTATAATATAGATAATCTGTTAGTGAACAAGCATTAAAAGTTGATAAGACAATAGGGACTTCGTACATGGAACATTGAAAAAATGAAATCCACAGAAGCATCGTGTGATTGAAACTGCACACCTAACAGATTAAAAAGTTCTTGACAAATCAAAAGAATTGTGGTATAATGCAGACAATGAAAGATATGCGTCTGTAACTCAGTTGGTAGAGTAGGACACTTTTAATGTCAAGGTCGAGCGTTCAAATCGCTTCAGACGCACCATAAAAATAAAAATAGGGGTTGACAAATGAAGTAGATTGTAGTATAATACAGACAATGAATCAAGTGCCAATAGCTGAAGGTACTTAAAACCGGGAATGGGAAACCCTTCACCATATGAAAAACCAAGAAGCCAAGGTGCTGTTGACCTATAATGGATGCATACATTAACAACAGATAATCGTAGGCAAAAAGGACGATGAAAAATAAATCCTTTTTGTGGGTAGTATGAACCCAAGTGCGTCTTGCGTGGGACAGGGCTGAAGAAATACATCCCACTTTTTCTAATGAGTTTATAAAAAACACTTGACAAACAAAACGAAATGTGGTATAATGTGAATATAAGTTAAGTTGATATGGCGCGGTAGCCCAACGGGAAGGAGGCAAAGCACTTAAAATGCTTACAGTATGGGTTCGAATCCCATTCGCGCTACCAAAGAACTAGGTTATTGCTTGTGCCATGATAACGATGACCTGTAAGACGATGTAAAATCCTAGTTCTATTTTCCATTGTGTTCCTTTGTTATTGTTGACAAAGCGGAAAGACGCTTGGCATTGGACAGACAATTATATAGAGGAAGTGGTGTAATGGTAACACACTTGCTTTGGGGGCAAGAGTCGCAGTTCAAATCTGACTTCTTCTACCATATGCTGGAATAGTTTAACGGTAAAACAGCGGGTTTATACCCCGTAGCGCCAGATTAGCGGCTTTTCCGGGTTCAAATCCCGGTTCCAGTCCCAAAAATTGCCTCCATAATTACCTTGGGAACGTGCGTGAATAAAAAGTAAAGTGTGAGGGCGCACCTGACAAGTGTTTGAAATAATATACAAGGGTTGGCTTGTCGGCTGAGAAAGGTTTTTGCTTTCATTTTTGTACTCCTTCCTTTTGGGGTAAGATAAATCGTAGTTATCTTATCCCAACATGGTGTCGTGGACGAATTGGTAGAGTCACCACCCTTTCAAGGTGGAATTTGAGGGTTCAATCCCCTCCGACATCACCATTATTCCTTATGTTCTTTGCACATTTATACTACAGGAAGTAAAACAAAAGAAGATTAAATGTGATTAGATTACCTACTAGAAGGGTCTAATGTCTAGTGACCGTGTGAGTTAAGGTCGAATCTCACATATGCTTCCATAGTTTAACGGTAAAACGATTGCCTTGTAAGCATTAGTCCCAAGTTCGATTCTTGGTGGAAGCTCCAATTTTGCTTCTATAGTTCAGTTGGTAGAACACTTGACTGTTAATCAGGGAGTCGCAAGTTCAAGTCTTGCTGGAAGCGCCAAAAAATAAATCAAAAAACCCTTGACAAATCAAAAAATTTATGGTATAATACAACCAAATTCTGAAAGGAGAAAATCAAATGGCTCGTTATAAGTTTACTGTAGAAGGGAATAAGATTACTTGCACTTCCCATTTTGCTGGGAATCCTGTTAGGGGAATTGCAAAGTGTAGTCCCAATGACAAGTTTGATTTTGAAATTGGGAAGAAGCTGGCACAGGCTAGATGTGATGCCAAGGTTGCTAAGAAGCGTATGACTAGGGCTAAGTGGAAGGTTAAGGATGCTGAAAGAATCGTAAAGAATATGACCAATTACTATTTTGACATGGTTGATTATGTCAATGATAGTATTGATGAATATGCTGAAAGCGTTAAGACCTTGCAGATTCTTGAAAGTAAGATTTAATTAAATTTACTTTGGTGCTACCTTTGGTGCATATGGAAGCGTAGCAGTAAGTGTTTGACAAATATTACTGGTAGATGTAGTAACCGAGCAAACAGCCAAAGAATTTTGCGGGTATGATTTAATGGCAAAATGTCAGTTTTCCAAACTGAATATATGAGTTCAATTCTCATTATCCGCTCCAATTCTGCGTGGACACCCCAAGTGAATAGCGTTTAGGGGAATAGTCGCATGGGTTTTAGGAAGTCTTGAACGAAGCCCCCAAAACTACTGAGGTAATTGCGTTAGTAATGATAGTAATAACAAAAGGTAGGGAATATTCTATTATTATATAATTATCGCCGCTCGTAATTATATTCTTATTAGAAGCGGTAAAAACACGAGTATGGTGTTCGGCAATATGTGGCAAGTCGTTAAGGGCGAGGGAAAGCTGATGCCACAAAAAACATTTTATAGGTGCCGTAACCACTGTTTAGGTGTATTGAAACGGGTAAATGGAGTTTGATGAACAGCCTATAATTGTGGAAGTCAATTATCCATGTTTACTTATTGACGAATAAGCCAAACTGAAAAGAGTTGACCCGTATGCTATACGATAGTTAGTTTGGAAGTTATGTAAGTTATAATTCCTGTAAAATTAAACTGCCGTCTTTTAATTTGGACGAAATCTAAATTACGTGGGAACTACGATAGTGCCAAATATGTGGATTAAAGGGACTCATAAGGCTGACGAAAAGTGTAGGCACTGAGGGTGGCTCGACTCCACCAATCCACACCAGCGGGGCGAGATAAAGAATCACCTCCCTTAGATAGTTGTGAAGCTGACAACAAGTGTGGTTCTTAAGCAGAATTGCAAAAGAGTGTACATATTTTGTAACTAAGCTTGCGCTGACATATCGCTTTGTAATATGTCTTGATATGTAGGTGTATTTTAATAATAGAATTTCAGCTTTCTACACTGAAGATGTTGGTGTAAATCCAACCGCCTACACCACCACCAGTAAAGGGAATGTGTAACTTACGCCTTTCGTGTAATATTTGACAATCTTAACTACGAAAATGTGATTGTTTGGTTAATTTTCTTTTATTTTACATCAGATAAGTTCACCAAAAATAAAAGCGTGGGAACTACGATAGTGCCATTTATATACGGGATTAGCGTAATGGTAGCGCAGAGGGCTTTGACCCCTTATGTAGTGGTTCAATTCTACTATCCCGTGCCAAACCTCTTTAGTTAGTGTTTCTTTTCGGGCTAAATTGAAATCGAAAACCAAAGCAGAGCATTTGACTATAGTCTGCATAGTAGGGTGAAAGCCTATTCCCTACATTTATATGGGCGAATGATGAAATTGGTAGTCATGCTTGATTCAAAATCAAGTGCCGAAAGGCGTGTGGGTTCAAATCCCACTTTGCCCACAAAGACTTAACGGCATAGGCATAGCACAGCAAGCAGAAATGTTAAGATTGGAAAATACTAAAATCTTTGTGTTTGTATAAATAGAATTGAGAGATTGGCACGAAAATTTTGTTTTAGTTTTTAAGTTAGTGTGTTAGATATAATAATAATATTGATTGCCATAATATATTATTATTATATCGTCTTATGCGGAGTTACCCAAGTGGTCAAAAGGGCGTTGCCTTGAAAGCATCTGTGGTGAAAAACCCCGTGGGTTCAAATCCTACACTCCGCGCCACATAACCCCAAGGGCCAAAGGGGTTACAGGAAATGGAAATCCTTTATTAAACCAAGAAGCTATTAAATATATAGGAGGTAGGAATCATGTATATTTATTCTGAAAAAACCAAGAAGCGCTATGACACAGTAGAGGAATGTGTCAAGGCAGAAGAAGAATTTGATAAGGCTGTTGCCGAAGAAAAGGAAAAGAAAGAGCGCCTTGCTAATGAACGTAAGGAAAGGGCAAAAGAAGTTGAAGATGCGTTTAAGAACGCCAATGATTTGCTGAATAAGTTTATCAAGGACTACGGTTCTTTCCATGCAACTTATACTTCTGATAATAGCCCGTTTAGCTGGTTTGACCTTTTCTGGTAAGTGAACATAGCCGCAATGGTAAGGAATGGGGGAAGATAAAACTTCCCCCGCTTTATAAAAAATATGATTACTAACATACCTAAATCTGAAAACGGCCCAAAGAATACTTATAAAACAAATAAAAACACTTATATTTTTACTTGGAATTTATCTAAAAATAGATTCACACTTTGGAAACAAGTAAAAGGCGGTTATGAAAAACTAACAACCGCTGATTCTCCTTTGGGTTTTTATAAATATATAGAAAAATTAGAAGCCTAAGATTTTTTCTTGGGTTTTTAATTTTATGCTTGACTTTGTGCTTGGTTTGTGGTATAATCATGCCATAAAACAAAGGGGGATAATCAAATGAATAAGTATTATATTGACTATCTTAAAGGCGCTGGGCGTAGCGAAAACACTATTAAATCCTATGTGAATAATGTTTCCCTTATGCTCAAAGATATTAATAAACCTGAAACCGAAATTACTTTCCTTGACCTTGTTGCTTGGCAAAGTAAACTTCAGGGAAAATCTACTTCTACTATTCATGGTAAAGTGGTTGCTGTTCAGAACTATTTTGATTTTTTGAAGAATGCTAATATTATTTCTTCCAATCCTGCCAAGGGTTTGGTTACTGCTAAAGTTGTCAACGCTAAAAAGCCCGACCCTGAAAATGGAATGGTTAGCAGTTTGATTAATTGTGCCGATAATAAAAGGGATAAGGCTATGCTTATTCTTTTTGCTACAACTGGCATGAGATTTGAAGAAGCAACTACTATTACTATTGAACAATACAAACGGCGGCGCTTCAATATTGTTGGTAAAGGTAATAAGATGCGTGAAATTTATATCAACGACCAAACCAAAAAAGTCTGTGACGAATATCTTGAATCACGCAAAGACAATTTTCCCCTTCTTTTTGTTACCAATAGAGGGAATCAGGTAGATAATTCCAATTGGTGCAAATGGATTAAAACCTGTGCTAAGAAAGCCAACCTTGATTGTTGGGATAAGATTACTCCTCATTGGCTTCGACACGCTTTTGCTACTGTCGCTTCGCAGATGGGTGTTCCTGTTGCTGATATTGGGTTTGCCCTTGGGCATAGTGATTATGCCAAGGTGACTTCCCGATATATCCACACCCCGCAAAATAAAGTTGTAAATATTATGGCAAACATTCAAATTTAATAGAAAGGAATTGAATAAATGAATGAAGTAGAACAAGGGATTAAAGATATTATGGCACAAACACTTCAAGCAGATTTTAAGAAATTTTATATCAAAGGATTTATAGCTGGATATAAAACTTGTTATAAAACTATCTACAAGAAAATTGAAAATATGACTTCTGCAAAACAAATCAAAAATTTTATTAAAGCAGAAGCAGATAAAATTAAAATTGAATGAGAATAGTGATTAACAAGACCACTATTTTCAAATATATTATTGTTTTATAAAAAGGAGAAAATTAAATTGGGAACTACACTTAATCAAAGTAAACAGAATTTTAGATGTATCGGTCTTGTTAATGAACTTAATCTTGAAAAAGAAGATTGTGAAATCAAGGTTAAGGACAAGAATGGAAATGACGCTGGAACAAAGGACGGGGAGCGCATTAAGGGTAGTGTTGCTGTTCGTATGAAGGATGGGGTAAAGACTTTTAATGTATTTGTTAATAGTCTTACCACTAAGGGCGAAGAAAATAAGCAATGGAAGAATGCCCTTGCAATGCTTGACCTTAATCCCGAAATTGGCGGCGATTCTGATAAGGAAGCAAGTCTTGTTAGCGTTAGTGGTCGTGTAGATGAAAACAGCTATCTTGGACAGGACGGTAATGTAAAGACTATTCTTCGTTGGTCTGCTAGTAGAATTAGCACAAGTCGTGTTAATCCTGACGATGAACATGGATGTACTCTTAGTGGTAATTTTTATATCAAGTCTGTTCGTCCTGAAACTAAAGACGATGAAGAAACTGGTAGACTTCTTGTAACTCTTTGTGCTGTTGGTTATGGGGCCACACCTATTCTGATTGACACTATTGTTAATGAAGATTTGGCTGAAGCGTTTGAAGATATTTATGAAGTAGGGCAGACAGCACCTTTTGATATTGATGTTGTTATGGAACATATTGGTGGAAGTAACACTTCTGGAAAGAAGAAGTTTGGTTCTGGTGGGGCTGTTAATGTCAATAGTGGGTATGATAAGGAAACACTTGTGATTGTTGGCGGCGATGAACCTATTGAGGAACCTGAAGATGAAGATGATAATGGGAATCTTATTGACAATGGTTGGATTGACCCCAAGGCTATGAAGATTGCGCTCAAGGAAAGAGATGCCAAGTTGGCTGAAATTAAGGAAAATGGTGGAAAGGAAAAGGAAACCACAAAGAAGAAGTCTAGTTTGAAGGACAGGAAGAAGGTTGGAAAGCCTGTGCATCCTGCCGAAGAAGATGATGAAAATCCTTTCGATGATGATGACGATTTTTAATTGGGGGTAAATTATGGCAAAAATAAATCTTAGGGAATTAAAAAATGAAGGGATGGTAACATCCCTTCGTGGGCAAAAGGTATTTTTATATGGTGGAAACAATCTTGGTAAAACATATCAAGCCTGTCATCTTGGAAAGCCTTTGCTTATAATGACCGAAGCGGGTGGTAATGCTGTTAATTGCCCTAAAGTTCCTGTAACCAAGTGGGGTGTGTTTAAAGATTTAGTTAATCAGCTTACTTCTGAAAAGGTTGATAAGGAAGATAAGGCTGGTAGACTTGAATGGGAAACCATGCAAGACATCTATCAGACGATTGTTATTGATACGGTAGACAATCTTATTGAACTTGCAGAAAAGGCAACTTGTCAAGAATTTGGCGTTCGTGACCTTAGTGAAATCGAAGATACTAGAAAGAATGGATATTCTATTTATCGTAGAGATTTCAAATCGCAGATTGACAAGTTGTGTATGTATGGATATACTGTAGTCTTTATCGGGCATGAAGAATATGTTGACCATGAAGTAATTGATGGTAACAAAAAGGTAAAGATTAAGTATATGCAACCAAAGGGAAGTGAAAATGTTAAGGCTTCTAGTCGTTTTGTTCGTGACCTTTGTGACTTTTGTATTGCTCTTATCCCTAATGGTGTAAATGACGAAGGTGATACCATTTATTCTTCTGCTATTTGTAAGGAAACTAAAGAAGTATTTGCTAGAAGTCGTTATAAGATTCAGTATAAGATTGAAGAATTTACTGCCAAGAATCTTGAAACAGCTATTCTTGAAGCTATTAAGGCTTCTGCTGATAGTGAAGGTGCCGTTATTAAGAATTGGGAAAAGGAAAACCATGAGTATAATGCTAATGATTGGATTGATTTGATTCAGCCATATTACAAGGCGGTATTTTCCAAGTTCGCTGATAAGGCAAAGGAAATTGTGGAACTTGAACTTGGCGAAGGTAAGAAGGTTAGCAAAGCGACGGATGATGATGTTGTTGCACTTGAAAATATTTATAATCAGCTTGTTACTTTTGCTGGGAATCAAGGAATTAAGGTGGAGTAATGTTTAAGGTTAAATCAATAGAAACCGATAATATTTATACCGTATATGGATGCCAAGAAATAAGAGGTATAATTTATTTTTTAATTCATAATGGTACACATTGGGTATGGACAGAAGCAGAGCGATTTAATCCTTATGAAGAAATTACACAACCATCATTTATACCTATTTATGTTCCGTACCAAACTTATCAACCTTATGACCCTATAACTAATCCTTCTATAACTTGGACAGCAAACACAAAACCAACAGAATAAATACTTGACAAACCCCTTTCATTTGTGGTATAATATAGCAAATGAAAGGGGTGTTTTTTATGACTACGCAAGAATTATTTAATATTTGTCGATATAATAATTTTGTATTTCCTAATCAAGAAATCATTTTATTGAGTTATGATGCTAAAGAAATTAAACCAAAAGAACTTGCTGATATAGTCAATTCTATTAAATCGCAATTTCCAAAACAAAAAGTTATTGCACTACCAGATACGACAAGTATTACAAGCGTTCCAAAGCAAACTATTCAAGCTATTATTAAATATCTTTCCGATTTAATTGAATGAAAGGAATAACAGAATGGATAAATGTAGTTGTTATAGAACCGTTGAAAAATTAAAAGGGTGGATTGATAGTGATACACCCATTTACGATAAACCATATGGGATATGTATAGGCACAAGAGAAGCAGACCAATGTTTTTGTAATGGGGATAGGCTTAAATGTGATTTTTATGATTATATCAGGAAACGAGCAGAAAAAGAAAGGCTTGAATATAAAATAAAAGAAGCTATTGAATTACTAGAAAAGAATGGATATAGGGTAGAAAATGATTTGTGATGTGTGTTCTAAAGAAATTCCTAGAGGCCAACGATATCAAGGAAATAAATACAAATCTTTACACTTTTGTTCAGAAGATTGTTTCAAAAAATATTGTTCTATAAAATCCAAACCCAAACCTCTTGTAAATTTCAAACCAGAAAAGGGAACTGACCGCAGGAAATTTACAGACTATTTGCAAGAATGGACTGGCGATAATGTAAATTGGCCCGCTATTTCCAAGCAAGCGAAAGACATTCAAGAAGAATATGAACTTGATTGGTATGAAATGTATCTTGTGTGTAAATATGCCCGTGTATATGAAGGTGTTGAATGGGATTTTAATTATGGTTTGGGGCAGATTTTTCCACGATACATTAAACCCTGTATGGAATTTAGGGAAACTATAAATCGTGCGAAATCGGTTGAAATTCCTAATGAACAGATTGTAAAAATACACAAGAAAAAGTATGAAGGGAAGGTGGATTGGTGATGAAAGATATTTTGGGGCAAGAAGTAAAACTTGGGGATTTGGTTGCTTTTATTTATTCACCGAAATATAACAATGAACATCAATTAAAGTTGGGGAAAGTAAATAAAATAACTTCTTTACAAATAGAAGTAGAAATTGATGATGATTTTGTTTTTCAAAAATATAGAAAAATTAAAAAAGATAAGTTTATTGTTTTAGATAAAAAATGCGGCACTTGTAATCACTATCTTGGTGGTGGTGATTGGAATTTGTGTTGTGATATAGAACATAAGGATTATCCTTGTGGTTTTTTATGTTATAAAAACACAACGGCTTGTTATAAATATGAAGAGGGAAGTGATTAATTGCTTTACAATCCCAATATTGCTTCAATGCTAATAGGTTGTTTGCTTAATAATCCTTCTTTATCTTTAAGACCAGACACGCCTTTGACTAAAAATGATTTTGCTCCACAAGAATTTCATAAAGTGCTGTTTGTTTGTATAAACCATTTGGCAAAATCTGGTGTAACAAATATTACAGAACTTGAAATAGATAATTTTATAGATAATTATGAAGCGCAAAAAGAAATTTTACTTGATAATAATTATTATGAATATATATCAACAGTAAAAGAATTAGCCAATTTAGATAACTTTGATTTTTATTATAATAATGTTCGTAAATTTTCTTTACTTAGAGAATTGAAAAGTAAAGGTCACGATATTTCTAAATATTACAATGAAACTGAAGAAGAAGAAAAAGCCCAAAGACAATTTGAACAATGGACTATTAAAGATATATTAGATGACATAGACCATGAAGCAAGTTTGTTTCGTAATAAATATGATATTAACTTTGTGCGAAACGAAATGGTTGCTGGGGAAGATACTGAAAGTCTTATAGAAGAATTTGAACAAGCTCCTGCTTTTGGTAGTTTTCTTACAAGCCCTTATCTTACACAGCTATATATGGGTTTGTGTAGGGGGCATTTAATTATGAATAGCTCTCCTGCTGGAACGGGCAAGACCCGTATGATGATAGCTGACCTTTGTGGAATATCAATTGATACTCTTTGGGACGAAGAAGCGTATGATTTTATAACAAATCCTAATTACGATGGTGCTGGATTATTTATTCATTCAGAACTTGCTTCAAGAAAAGAAATCAATCCTATGTTTCTTGCTTGTGTTAGTGGTGTTGATGTTAAACACATTACTATGGGACAATTAACAAAAGAAGAAAAGAATCGTGTTGTAAAAAGTGGTGAAATTTTACAACGAAATAATATGATTATAGTGGATATGCCTGACTTTACTAGCGCAAATATTAAAAGAAAAATAGAAGATTGTGTTAAAAATTATGGCGTAACTACAATAGGGTTTGATTATCTTCAACTGCAATCTGCTATTTCTGCTGAATATAAAGCGTCTACTTCTATTCCTGCAAGAGAAGATTTGGTGCTTAGAGCGTTAGCTACCGACCTTAAAGCATATGCAGAACAATATAATGTGGCAATTATGACAGCAAGCCAATTAAACGGAAATGAAAAACAAATGGAGTTTCCAGATGAAAGCTGTTTGAGTAGTAGTAAAGCAATTAAACAAAAGCTTGATGCCGCTTGTATAACATTAAGTGTAAAAGATAGACCAAAAGAATATAAAATGGTTGAACCATATTTAAAAAGAAAGGGTTTTGATAGGGATAATGACCCCATGCCAAACATCATAACCTATGTTTATAAAGCTCGTTTTGGCGAATATGCTGACCAAAAATTAAAAATCTTTAGATACTTCGACAGAAGTAAAATGAGAAACAAAGATTTTTTTGTTGTTGACCAATATAATCAATTGGTTAATATACCAAAACCAGTATTAGAAGGAGAATTTTAATTTGCGAGAATTATTTATAGCTATATTATCTGTTGTATTTTTTGTGATTGTTATGCCAATTTTAGATTCTTTTTCAAATTTAATTCAAAATTTTGTTAATAAAAAAATTGGAAAATGGCAAATAGAACTCACTAAAGAACAAAAAGAATTAGAAGATAATGAAGTAGAAGAAACTAACCATTCTGTTCAGGCTATTGGATTCGCAATTCCAGATGTTCAAGAGGAAGAAGAACAATGGTAAAAGGAAAAGGGACGAGTAAACCTTATGTTTCTTTTATTGGCAATTCTTCAGTTGATGTTACTGGTTCTGCCCATTTGGTTAGATTTAAAAAATATTATACATTATTGGATTGTGGTGGTATTCAACTCAATGACCCTTTAAGTAGTTATAAAGCCAATCTCGCACAGTTAAAAAAGATTAAAGCAACAGAAGTTGATTATATTATTTTAACGCATCAGCATTATGACCATAGTGGTATGATTCCTGCTTTGTTTGCTCGTGGTTGTCAAGCCCATGTATATGTACCTATGGGAACAAAAAAGTATTTGAAAATATTGTGGGAAGATAGTTTGAAAATCATGCAATCAGATTGTGAGAAAATCAATAGGAAACATGGGCTAAAAACATCGCCATTTTATGAAACAAGTACAATAGATAGAGCATTAGACAGGTGTATTGAAGTTGATTATTATAATGAATATATAATGAATGAAGATATGACCTTTGAGTATTATCCTGCGGGGCATATAATCCATTCAGCCCAAGTTGTACTTACTCTTAATAATAGTTTTATAAAAAAGAGAATCGCATACACAGGTGACATAGGAGAAGGCGAAAAGGAATATGTTGAACCAAGAACAATGTTGCCTTTTGTAGATTTATTAATTGGCGAAAATACTTACAACCAACCCACAAGACCCAATAAAGCCAAAGATAGAATCAAAGACATTGAAAAAATTGAAACGATTTGTAGCCAAGCCAATAAAATTCTTATTCCTACTTTTAGTCTTGGAAGAACCCAAGAGATGTTAAGTCTGTTATATTGTATGCAGTATTCTTGGAAGTCAATAGACGTTCAGATATATCTTGACAGTCCTTTGTCACAAAAAATTTGTAAGATATGGGACGATGATTTCTTTCAGAAGAATGTTATGACTATGCCAAATTTGCATTTGGTTAATGGTTGGGAAGAAAGCAAAGTTTTACAAAACGAGGATAAACATTGTTTTATTCTAGCCGCTAGTGGTTTTTTAAATGGCGGCAGAGCTTTGGCACATTTGAAAACATTATTGCCAAACAGAAATAACCATGTGATTTTTGTTGGGTATTCAGGTGAAAACAATCTCGCAAGCCAAATTAAAGATGGCGATAAGGTAGTTAAAATTGATGGCGAATTTGTTGATAATAATGCTAATATCACTTGCCTATATTCTTTCTCAAGTCATGCAAGTTATGAAGAATTGCTTGAGTATTATAGTAATTTAAGGTATAATAAGATTGCACTAGTTCATGGGGATACGAGATATAAACCAAAGTTTTGTAACACTTTGCAAGATAAACTTCACTACAATGGCAATTCAGCTAAAGTAGTTTGTGTTAATGAGGGGACAAAAATTTATTTATGATTAAAATACTTATTATAACTAATAATACTTTTTATTGGATTGATAAAATTATTTACAATAGTCGTGAATATACACTTAGGAAATCCGATGAAATATTGTTTATCAATACTCCATTACTTCATGTTGCAATCACTTCTGAGATTAGTGATAGAAGTCGAGGGCAAAAATGGAACACTATTATTTTAAATAAAGATGTGTCTGATGAAATATATCAACAAATTTTATTACCAAGTTTACAACCCATAATTTATAATTGATTTAAGAAATAAATAATACTTGACAAACCTTCTTTCTTGTGGTATAATGCAGAAAAACAAGAAAGAAGGTTTTGTTATGTGTAAAGATATTATTGAAATTCAAAAAGATTATTTTAATGGAAAATACAGTCCTCCAAAAGAGGCATATGTTGAAAGAAAATGTTATCCTGAAAATCATGTTTTTGATGAAAATTTGAGTGTAAAAAGAAATAGAGAAATGGTAGTTGAATTTAATGAAGAAAATAAAAGAAAAAGAAAAGAATATAATGATTTGTGTAATAAAATGTTTAGACAAATGCAAGATGATGTGGTAGAATATATTATGAATACATATAGCTTCAGCAAACAAAGAGCAGAAAAAATTGAATCTTTTGTTTATGCGGCAAAACATAGTTGTATGTGTGATTATTTTTCTTATATAGATGAGATTGCTGAATTAGTTGATACAATAATTGAAATGAGGTAAAAATTCTATGAGATGCTGGCATAAGTCATTAATCCCATATCTTCCTCGTCAACAGCTTTTAGGGCAATGGAGAGAATGTTGTTGTATTGCTAAAAATATAGCTGAAAAAGGAACACCAAATCATATCCTTGTTAATAGAATTATGGATTACCCTGTTACACATTGGGAAGCATATTGTTCTTTGGTTATTCTTGCTATGCGTTATAGGGAATATAAAATTGATACAGAAAAGTTATATCAATGGAATAGAATAATCATCGTGGAAAATAAATTGCCACAAGATAATAATGGCGGTTTAATTCATTCTAAAGATATTTTTTCAAAATGGCACACTTTTAGATATTTACAGCAATGTTATTATAATCTTCAGGAAAAATATGATTGCGGCAATATTTCAGAAGAAGAATGGAATAAAATAGATGAATTTTATTGGAGGGAAAAACATGATTTATCTTGATAACGCCGCGACTACAAAACCCAAGTTCTTTCGTAATACTCACAAAGATTTCTGGATGAATAGTAATACACCTTACACAAAAACAGAAGAACAACTTGAACTTGAAAAAGCAAAAGAAAAAATTAAATCTTGTCTTGGTGTAAAAGGTGGTTATGTTCTTTTCTTTCGTTGCGCTACTGAAGCTATTGAATGGCTTGCAAATAAATTCTGCGTAGATGAAGTTTGGTGTACGCCTTATGAACATGATAGTGTTTATAATGTTAGTGAAGTATTAGATGAAATAAGATTTGATAAAATGACAACATATTTTTTACAAAAATATTCCATATATTACCATCAACTTGTCAATCAAATTACTGGTGATATATGGGATATTAAACAAGCTAAAGAAAAATTTGTAAAAAAACCAAATAAATTTTTTGGCGTAGACCTTACAGCCGCTATTGGTCATATTGTTCTTCCTAACAACCTTGAAGAATACTGTGATGCTCTTTGGTTTAGTGGACACAAGTTTTATACAGAAAAGGGTATTGGTGTTATGTGGATTAGTAATAAATTGGGTGAATATCTTGGTGCAATCAAAGACCCAAAAAATCAACATAATCTTGTGCATGGTACTGTTGATGTTGCTGGTGTTCGCATGATTGGTGATGCCCTTAATTGGTGTGTTTGGTGTACTAAAGATAAACAACTTTTAAATCCCAAACGCTGGTATGAATTGTATAGTTTTTTAAACAATAAATTGGCAGAACAAAACATAGATTCTGCACTTGTTTATTCCAACATATTTGATAAATCTTATGCTATTAACGCTATTTATCTTAGAGGAATCAACGCTGACGCACTACAAACCTATCTTGCTTCTAAGGATATTTATATAGGCGTTGCTCATAGTGCTTGTGCCGGAACAGAAGATTATCGTGTGCTTGAAGCTATGGGATTTAATAAGGAAATAGCAAGCCAAACTATTAGAGTGTCTTTTGGTGTTGATAGTAGTTATGATGATATTAAAGGGTTGGTTAATGAAATTAATAATTTTAGGAGATTGTTTTAATGCGAATTATTGAAGAAAATAAAACAGAAGAAATTATACGCACTTGTAGTGATTGTGGTTGTAAATTTGCTTATACAGAAGATGATGTTTATTCAAATATATATGGTAAAGTTGTTGTTTGCCCTTCTTGTGAAAAAGAAATTATTATAGAAAGATTTAATCGCCCAATGCAATTTCCTGAAAGTTATTTTCATTATGGCGGTGATAAAGACAGTAAAATCATTGATAATGAAACCATTGAAAGAGAAGTAAAAAACGGAATTAAATATTGTCTTGAACATAATGAATGTCAATGGTATACTGCTTATGGAAATATGTTTGTTGAAGTTAATTGGATGACAGGTGAAGATAATAGTTTTAGTATTACAGTTGCACAAAACTATTATTATAATAATATTTCAGAAGAAGAAGCTAAAGAACTGGTTAATAATTTTAATTACTAAATAATAAAGAAAGGGTGGGAATATGAATATTAACGCAAAAAAATTAAAATCAATTCTCACCCTTTCTAATTATGAAAAAATAGAAAAAGCACTTGGTTTAAGGCAATTTTCTAAAGGTAATAATCAAGTAGTTTTTTACAACGCTGATAAATATAAAGATATAACCAAGCAAACCCCCAAACTATATCGTTACAATGATACAAAAATTTATATTAGTTACACCAAATCTTGCAGTTATGATATAATTGGATTGGTACAGGCTGTTAAAACTACAAGTGGTGAAGAATGTTCTTTTTTAGATGCTATAAACTTTATTCTGTCTGTAACTGGACTTGACCCTTCTGCTTGTAAAAGAATTACTCAAAAGAAACAATATAATTGGGAAGAAGATTTAGGGAAATATTTAAAAATTAAAAGGGGTGAAAGTTCTCTACAAATTTATGATAAATCTATATTAGATAGTTTTCCAAAAATATATCCTCAAGAATGGATTGAAGAAGGTATAAGCGTAGATACAATGGAAAAATATGGAATAGCTTATTATCCAAGACTTCAAGCTACTACTCTTCCTTGCTTTGATACTAAAGGTGAACTTATAGGAATAAGATGTAGACATTGGCTTCCAGAAGAAGTAGATAATGGAAAGTATAGACCTTTACAATTATTAAATGGAACAATATATAAGTTTCCTACTAATAATGTATTTTATGGGGAAAATTATAATCGCCCTGAGATAGAAAGAACTGGTCATGTAATTCTTGTAGAAGCTGAGAAAAGCGCTCTCAAAGCAGATACTTGGTGGCATGAAAAGTCAAATGTACTGGCTCTTTATGGAAGTAATATAGGATTAAAGCGTGTAAGAGAACTTATAAAAATGGGCGTTAATCATGTTACACTTGCCCTTGATAGTGATTTTCATAATTTTGGGGACGAAGATTATAAAGAATTTGAAAAGAAAATGATTAGGCTGGGGGAAATGTTTAAAGGATATTGTGATGTAGATATAGTTTATAACAATATTGGTTTAGAAAATTGGTATAAATGTAGTCCTTTTGATGGTGATGAAGGAACATGGGATAAACTGTGGGAAAGTAGGGAAGAAATTATTTGAATAAATTACAAGAAATGACTTTTGGGGATAATGATTTTGTTACATGGTATCAAAGTTTAAGTAAAAAAGAAAAAAAAGAATTTTGGAAAGAAATTAGAAAACGTATGGAAAAAGAATGTGAAAAATATTTACAAACTTTGGCAGAAGTAAAAGATATTAAGTTGGGAGAGCCTTATACATTTACACCTGAAAAATTTGAAAATCTTTCAAATACATTATCTTCAATATATAAAACAGGAAGGGAATAATATGCTAACTTGGAATGTATACTATGAAGATTTTAATAGAAGAAACATTAAAACCTTTAATATTTTTGAACACTATAGATTTTGGGAAGATTGTATAAAAAACAAAAGAAAAAATAAAAACGACAAAGATAATTTTATAAAACAACTTCGACAAGATTTAATGTATTATTTCTGGAGTAAATGTGAATGGGGAATCGTTTTAACTTCTTGGTCTGAAAGAAAAGATTTTGAAGAAAAGAAAATAGATGTGTGTGACCAAATAGAACTTAATTGGGATAAATTTGTTGATTATGTTTGGAATAATATAAAAGATATTAAGAAAGAAATTAAATAATATAGAAAGGAAATAAAATAATGGAACTTAAAAACACAATAGAATATATGATTAGTGAAGATTATGAAGAAAGATTTATCGCTGAATATTGGCAGTTAAAAATTAGACGTGACAAGTTAAATAATTTTATTCAGCGGATAGAGCTTGCACAAGACTATTATGATGGTAAAAATGAACCAACACATGATTGTCCTTTAGCTTTACTTAAAGACCAATTATATTATATGGATGCCTTATTAGATATAATGGATAAACGGCGTATGTTAGAAAAAATTAATTTATGAAATATTGGGCTATTTATGCAGATTACCGTCCTAAAAATGAGTACAGAATACCTTACAAAATTAAAACAATAGACAACATTAAATTATTAAATATAAAGCAATGGTGGAACAATACATATCCTTGGTTAAGAATTTATAGTATAGAAGAAATTACCCAAGAAGAATATGAAGAGGGACACAATCAAATTAGATAAAATAAAAAAATAATTCTTGACAAGTAAAAACATTTGTGGTATAATTGGGTCACAGTTAAGGAAGAACCAAATATATCACAAATTTTTTAGGAGGAATTGATTTATGCAGGCAACACATTTTGAAATTATTGGTTATCGACTCTATGTATTTAAGGACGGTATTCCTTATGACACACTATATTTTGATAGGCTTGAGGACGTAGTGAATCGTTATGAATTTGCTGTTTCCAAAGGTTACGGTGTAACTGCTGAAAGAGTAGAAAAAATTGTGATTGAATAAATAAAAATAAAAACAAAAAGGAGGATTTATTTATGTCCGCAAATGTTGAAACCATGTTCAGTGTGAGAGAAGTGCCTTGGCACGGGATAGGCACTATTGTTCAGGAAGCTCCCACAAGCAAAGACGCTCTTGGTCTTGCTGGACTGAATTGGACTGTTGATGGAAAGCCTGTTTATGATTCCAACGGTATTGAAATCAAGGGTTATAAAGCCAACACTCGCAGTTCTGATGGTAGTGTTCTTGGCGTTGTAACTGACCGTTATAAGGTTGTTCAGAATTTTGAAGCGTTTGATTTTACTGACAATCTTGTTGGAGAAGGTGTTACCTATGAAACTGCTGGTAGTTTGAAGAATGGTAAGACGATTTGGCTTCTCGCAAAGATGCCTGAAAGAAAGATTCTTGACGATGATTTTGACCCTTATATTTGTTTCACCAATAGCCATGATGGTACTGGTGCTATTCGTGTAGTATCTACCCCTATTCGTGTAGTTTGTAATAACACCCTTAATCTTGCCCTTAGTAATGCTACTAGGTCTTGGTCTACTAGACATATGGGGGATATGAATAGTAAGTTGCAGGAAGCAAAGCATACCCTTCAGCTTGCAAATGATTATCTTGATGCGCTTGCTGAAAACGCTGATAGGCTTGCTAATGAAAAGTTTATGCCCGAAGATGTAAACGCTGTGCTTGATGAACTTTTCCCCATTACTGAAGATATGAGCGATAGGAAGAAGAATAACATTCAGCTTGCCAAGGATGGCATTCAGGCTTGTATGCTTGCACCCGACCTTATTAAATTCCTTAATACTAAGTGGGGATTTATCAATGCTGTTAGTGATTGGGTTGGTCATGCTAATCCCGCTAGGGCAACCGAAAGCTACGCAGAAAATAATTGGGGCAGGATTATGAATGGTCATCCTATTATGGACAGGGCTATGGTGCTGATTGGGATTGCAAATGATTAACATTTGCCCCAACTGTCATAATGTAGATGAATATGATAGGGATTGGCGATATGCTAATCCCTACAATTCAACAAAATTTTGTATATACTGTGGAACAGCTTTAGAACATTATAGAGATGGTTGGTTAAATCCGGAATGGATTGAACGGCAAAAAGAAAAACACAAAGAATGGAAGAAAAATAATTTATGAATATTATTAGCAAAACAATAGAATATGAATATAGTCCATATAACTCTGTGGATGATGTTATTATAGATATTAGCGACAATATTAAAAAAGGATTTACCGTTGCTACGATAGACTATAGTCGAGCTATTAGTTGTTATATAAACGACACATATAAACTTAAAGTTTGTTTTAAGCGAAAGGAAAATTAGTATTGACAAATCCCCCTTTATATGATATAATTAGTATCAATAAAGGGGGATTTTTATGTTTGTTAAACCTTGTTCCAAATGTGGAAGAATGCCAATTATCAAAGAATGTATGCCTACTAAAGATGGTGTTAGAAGAAGAATGTGTCTAGCCAAATGTTATCACAGTTGTTTGTCTACTGATATTATTTATTCAAACAAAAATGTTGAACAAGATATATACCGTTTTGCATATAAAAGAACACCGTTTTTTGTTTTCTTGGGTGAAGGTGATGATAATACTATTTATAAAATCTGGAATGAGGCATTGATTGATGGATAAAAAATGGATGATGGAAACTTTTCCAAATTATACTGAGGCTATGTATTTGGGAAATGAACCAAGTTATTATAGCGATTATCTTACTGGTAAAGGCCCACATTATACAACTTTTTATGGAACGCTTGATTTAACCCCATCTGGTGAAATTTGGTCTGGCAATGTTACATTAGGTGATAGAAACAATACTATTTATATAATTGGAAATAAGATAGAACTTATACACATCCCTTGTGATGGTATACCACATTATTGGCTTTGGTGTAATGAAAGTATGGCGAAAGCCAAAGGATGGGAAGGGCAGGGATTTTTTACACATGGCAAAGATTGTTTACCTAAATATCCTAGAGATTATGTGGAAAAATTATTGAAGAAAAAGCGTCCAGATAGAGATGGATGTTTTGCTTGGGAAAAAGTTAAAGAAAAATTTATAGAAGAATTTATAAAGGTTGAAGGTGGATTTATTTGAAAGCCATCTTAAAAAATGGGGATTGTCTTTCCCTAATCAAAAAAATTCGTAGTGCTTCGCTGGGGGGGGCAATAACTGACCCTCCTTATGGTATGAATTTTCAATCGCACAGAAGAAAAAACGAATATGATAAAATTGCTAACGATGATAATTTAGATTGGCTTGAAGAATATTTCAAAGAAATTTATCGTTGCCTTAAAGATAATACTGCTATTTATTGCTTTTGTTCTTGGCATAATATAGATATATTTAAGCAAGTATTTGAAAAATATTTTAAATTAAAAAACATTTTAATATGGGTAAAAAATAATCATGGCTCTGGTGATTTGAAAGCTGGATATGCGCCTAAATATGAAATGATTTTATATGGCAACAAAGGTCGCTGTTGTTTTAGAAAAGGACGAAAAGAAGATGTAATGTTTTTTAATAAAACAAAAAATGAATTTCACCCAACAGAAAAACCTGTTGATTTAATTGAAGAATTATTGTTAAATTCTACAGATGAAAATGATTGGATATTTGATGGATTTATGGGTTCTGGTTCTGTTGGAGTTGCGTGTAAAAATAACAATAGAAATTTTATTGGATTTGAAATAAACAAAGATTATTTTAATATAGCTGAAAGTAGGATAAACAACTGTTGACAAATCCCCTTTCTTATGGTATAATTAGGTATCATTAGAAAGGGGATTTTATTATGAAAATTATTCTTAATAAGTGTTATGGTGGTTTTGATGTTTCTGATAAGGCGTATGAATTGTATGCTGAAAAGAAAGGGTTGACACTTTATCGTTATTATGACGATTATAGAAACAAAAAAATGCACAAGGGTTCTGGTCTTATGACCTATTATTTTACTAAGGATTTTGGCGATAGTGTAGAAAGGGACAAAATAGATTGGAAAACAAATCTATATCTTGATAGTGGACGTAGGGATGACCCTATACTTATTGAAGTTGTAGAAGAACTTGGTAAAAAAGCAAGTGGTAGTTACGGAAATCTAGTGGTAGTTGAAATTCCTGACGGCATGGATTATGTAATTGATGATTATGACGGAGTTGAAACTTTACACGAAAATGTAAAGGTGTGGTAAGATAATGAATATCTTTGATATGAAAAAATCAGACTTTAAAACTATACCTCGTATTCCTTGGAATAATACTAAAGATATTGAATTTGATTGTCTTGTTATTATTCCTACAAATCGCAAGCATGACAGCGGTTATAGGTGTATGGAATATTGTGCTGTTAAAGATGGAAACCCTATCGGTATTTTTGGTGGTCATTCTGATGTTATTCATTTAGACGGCATCGGTGGATATGGACGATGGACAAAGACAATACCAAACACTTTTGATAGAAAGGCGTGGAATATAGAGTGTTTACCTTGTGGATATTTGTGTCTTTGGTGTAGTGATTATATACTATTGGCAAATGGATGTTTAAGTGATTTTGAAGTTTATACAGAAAGAAAGAACAAATGAACAAATGTATTTTTTGTCTAAATAGTCGTACTATTGTTTCAGAAAATGGGTTCCATAATATTTGTTGCCTATCTGATAAAAAATCTTGTGAATGCTTATTAAAAATAAAAGACCACTTTATAAAAATCCCATATCACACAATAAAGGACGATGTTAATGAATATAACAACAAAACTTGACCATATATCTTCGGATTTTATAACCCAATATCTTTCTGCCCTGGGAATAGAAGATGTAAAACGATACTTAAAACCAACAAAAAAGAATTATGAAAGTCATTGGAATTATCCTAATATGGATAAAGCTGTTGATTTGCTGAATTGGCATATAGAAAACAACACCCCTGTTGGAATCATTTGTGATTCGGATGCTGACGGTGCTTGTTCTGCGGCTTTAATTTATAATTTTCTTATTTTTGTTGGTAAAACAAATATTAAAATGTATTTCCACGAAGGAAAACAGCATGGCATTACAGATAAGTTAGAAGAAATTATTGCGTCAAATGGCCCAAATTCCTTACTTATTGTTCCTGACGCTGGAAGTAATAATACAGAAGAATGTAAAACGCTTAAAGAAAATGGTATAGAAGTTCTTATTGCTGACCATCATATATTTGAAGAAACAAACACATACGCAACTATAGTAAACAATCAATTAGAAGGTGTAATAAACAAATCACTTTCTGGAACTGGTGTTACAGATAAACTTGTTCGCGCTTATTGTGAAAAGCATAATGTTAAATATCCTAATTATACAGACCTTGTAGCAGTTAGCCTTGTAACAGATATTTGTGATTTAACTTCTATAGAAAATAGATGGTATTTATATAATGGATTAAAAACAATTACCAATCCTTTTCTTAATTATTTGTTTGAAAAGTGCTGTAAACGAAGGGGTTATACACCTGAAGCTATTGGATGGGATATTGGGCCATTAGCTAACGCTTTGGCTAGAAGTGAAGAACAAGAAAATAAAACCTTATTCTTTGATGGTTTAATTGGAAAGATTAACCCTGAAGAAGCACTTAAAAAAATTCGCAAGGTAAAGCGTACACAAGACGAAGAAGTTAAATCTGTAGTTGAAGAAATTGAACCAAATTTAGATTTTTCCACAAAGGTAATCATAGGATTCACTTCACCAGAAAAAGCTAATTTTACTGGTTTAATTGCTAATAAATTCACAGGGAAATATAACAAACCTACAATACTTCTTAGGGACACAGGGTATGGTTCTTGGAGTGGTAGTTTAAGAAGCCCAACCCCACTTGCCACTAAAATAAATGAAAGTGGTATTGCTTCAGCCCAAGGACACGAAGAAGCGTGTGGGGTTCTAGTAAAGAAAAAGAATTTAGAAAGTTTTATAAAATGGTTAAATTCACTTAACCTTTCAGAAAGACCAGAAGTTGAAGTAACTGCTAAAATCAATCCTAAAGATATTACACTTGACATATGTCAAGTAATTTCTGAATGGAAACAGCTTTGGGGTAAAGGAATTGAAGCGCCCACATTTGCTATTGAAACAACGCTTACAAAAGATAAAGTATTTGTTTTTGAAAAATCTAGTAAAACACTTAAACTTGATTTAGGAAATGTTGGTTGCCTTAAATTCTTTGCTACTGATAATGACATTGAAGCATTCAAAAAGTATGATAAATTTAATGTTCAACTTATTGTTGGGGATTTAGATATAAATGAATATGAAGGTGTTAGAACACCACAGGCTATGATTAAAGATTATGAAATTTCGCCTATTGTAGAAGAAAAAGAAAGTTGGGAGGATAGTTTTTGAACGAATATATTATTTTATATGATAATGATTATTATGAAATTTTTGGTGATGATAATGAATATTCTGCATTACTGGAAGCTTGGAATAGTTATTTTTCAAATAGTCCAAAAATGACCGCAATTTTTGAAAAGATGTGTATAAATCCCAATATTTTTTCTTTAGAAGAATGTATTGATTTTTTTAATTCTCGTAGTAATAATGAAATTAAATCTATTTTCAAAATTGAAAAGAAAATATATTGAAAAATTTATAAGTGAGGTATAATAAAAATGCGTGTAACAGGAATAATGAAAGAATACATTACAGAAGAAGTGCGAAAAAGAATTGAACCAAAATACGAAGATAAGAAGCAAGCTAAAAAAACGAGGGATGATATTAGAGATAACTTTATAAATACATTAAATGATATTCTAAATAAACAAAAGGATGAAGCTATTGAAGAATTTTTAGCAAAAAATAAAGGATATATAGATAATCGTTCTCATAATTGGGATAAGATGGTTCCATTAAAT